AACTTAGAAAAGAATACAAAAAATTAATGGTAGCCAACCACCCAGACAATGGCGGAGACGTTGTTACATGTCAAGAGATTACAGCCGAATATAAGAAACTGTTTGACATGTTCAAGGCAGGACAGACACCGGAAGAAGAAAAGAAAAATACATTTGATTATAAGGCAGACGAAGCCTTAAGAAATGTTATCAATAATATTGTTTCTTTCGATGGTATCAATATCGAAGTGGTAGGCTCTTGGGTTTGGGTAGACGGAAATACATTTACTTATAGAGAAGAGTTAAAAAAATTAGGCTTTAAATGGTCTAAGAATCGCAAAAAGTGGCACTTCTCAACAGAACCATCTGGAAAGTGGCATAAAAAGAAAATGTCTTTCGAGGACATCCAAAGAAAATATGGAAGCGAAAAAGTAAAGACTTCCAATGTTTCAAGAATTGCATAGTAAAAGAGATCTGGAAGAACTCAAAAGCTCCCAGATCTCTTTTTTATTATTATCTCGTAATCATATCCCATTATACCCAAAAAATCCTTTAAATCACTTAAGGATACTTTTTTATTATTAAATTTGTTGTTTAGCTGCTGCGGTGTTGACAATCCTAAGAGCTGTGACGCTTCTGTCATTGTCATGCCGTTCCTTTTTAGTAGTTCTTTGTAGATTTCTTTTAATTGCTTGTTGTCCTTGTAAGTAAAGTTTATATTGTATTCCATCAACCACACCTCTTTTCTGTTTTTAAATCATTATAATTTAAAATATATCATATGTCAAACGAAAAAAGTTTATTTTTATCATTGACATTTAAACTAAAATCATTTATACTCTAGTTAAAGATAAACGAAAAACATTTAAAAAGGAGAAAAGAAGATGAAAGAATTAAGAAAAGAAATTGAAAAGTTAGTCGAAAATGAGGACTTCGTTTCTTATGAAGAGTTCATTTTCGAACTGAAAGAAGAAAAAGAAGAAGTCAAAAAATATCTCGACTGGAGAGCGAACGGTGGAAAGATGAACACCGAAACACTTCCAGACGGATATGTAGAAGCTTGTAAAAAGATTTTAGGAGGGATTGAAAATGAATAAAGTAATCGCAAGACACAAATTTTGGTTACATCAAACAGAATGTATTATTTCCACAGCTTATGTGGAAGTATTACACGAATACCAAACTGTTGTAATGTATATGGATGATTTTGAAGAGATTGATTCTTATACAACTTACAGCAAGCAAGAAGCCTTAAGGCTCCATGAGTCACTTGTTGAACAGTGGAAAGATAAGCTTAATAAAAATCGTCTTGTCAAGGCTGATCGTGACAGTCTTGTAATACCTGCATAACATACACCACCCACCCCGGAGGTTACGAGGGTAGAAAGTTGGGAAATATGACTAAGAACGCAAGAGCTATGCTGAGTAGATTATCAACAGAACAGCTTATAAAAGAATTTGACATGACCGAAGCTATACCAATTAGTCTTGAATTGTCCATGGTCCGTGGTTGGATTATGGATGAACTGGAAAAGAGAAATCCAGAAGTTTTTGATAAGTGGTTAGATTTGGACTATCCAGATAATGAATCATTAAAAAAATTATATTTGAACGCATAGAATAAGCCGTAGGAATTAACCTACGGCTCTTTTTTTATATCACGTCAAAAGGCACTGGCAGACGTTCTAAGACATTTATATAACTTAATGCGTGTTCTTTATCCTTGCACTGGATATAAGGGATATATGAGCCATTCACGTACTCAAATAAAGCTATCCACGTATCTTTCATGGTAACAAGTACCCAGTCTATACCGTTGCAGCTCTTGTTTTCTCTCTGCCCTGTTCCGTGTTCGTCTATCCACTTTTGGAACTGATCACGATTCATGTCCCTGCTCCTCGCTGATGCTTTCCAGATTTTCTTTTAACGTCTGCACACACTCGTTGAATCCGTCACGTTTACCGCATAGATACATATTGTGACCGCTGTAATCGTCCATAGGCGGTATTAATGTACATAAGGCATATAAATCTTGCTTTTTCATTTTAAACTCCTTTAAATCCTGCAATTATCGCACAAAATATAGTTGATAACACACATACATAAGATGATAACATTGCAATTAATATATTACTCACTTTTTAGCCATCCTTTCTAGCATTTCGCAGGTACACGTTAGCCTGTTAACCTGTTGGCACTTTTCTAAATACATCTTATCCATATCTTTTATTGCCTGTGGTATTAGTCCTATATCTTTGTACTCTATAAGCTCTTTTAATACTTTCACTATAACGTAGTCCAATGGTGTTACAATATTAGCTTTATAAGCTTCTAGTGCGTTTCTGACATCATCAATATCTAATCGTGTTTCTTTTTCTTGCTGATACATCACATTTGCTCCTTTCCATATAGTTTGTCGTATTTCTCGCAAATATTATCATATTCAATTGCCATGAGATCAATTTTTTCTTGTCTTTTTTTCATCCCATTAATTCCATCGGGTGTTAGTCCTGTCTCTTTGTACTGTATAAGTTCTTTTAATGCCATTACTATCACTTGGTCCAATGGAGTTTTTACAATAGCTTTATGGGCACTCAGTGCGTTTCTGATAACATCAAGATTTAGATTCTCTGGTTCTTCAATCTCTTCCATTCTTTCAAACATCTCATACATCGTAACACCCAATGCTCCTGCTATAGTCATAAGATTAATGTGTTTTGGTTCTTTTTCCCCAAGTTCATATGCTTTAATATCAGTGACTGTATAACCGCATCTTTCAGCAAGTTCTTTTTGTGTCATTCCTTGTGCTTCTCTGGTTTTCTTTATTGCTTTAGCTGTACTAATCACTTTCTTCCCCTCCTGTTCCTGTTTAAAGCATTTCTTTTCATAAATTTTTCTTTTGATAACGACTTATAATAAGGATTTTTCCTTTTGATAACGTTCTTCTCTTCCTTGTTTTTGGTTTGGAACTCTTTGTAACCATCACATCTTGTGTGGCAATCCCAACTCCTACCAGTTGCTTCTGTGCATCCCATACAAACACATTTCATAACATCACACTCCTTTTGTATGCTTATCGAGTGGAAACGCATTAAAACTCGTTAAAAACGCATTAATAACGCATTAAAACTTGATTTCAATTCCTGTTTCATTCTTGATCATGGATTGCAGGTCCTGCACGCTGATAAGACCTTTTTCGTAACATTCCTTTAGTTCGTTCATTTTATCAATCCATTTCCCAAGTCTGGTACCACCAAATCCAAATTGGTCGTGTAGTGCCATCGTGCCCAATAAAAGAAATGCTGTATAACTGCTATGTATTAATTTATCTGCATCCCTGCGATTCTTAACCCTGCGTTGTTGTGCAGGTGCTTGCCTGTTGTTAAAGTATTTACTGCTCATGATAGCACCGCCTTATACATCTTCTGGACTTCTGTTATTTGCTTTGATAACGTCAAATCCATCTGGATAACGTTTCTCTAATTTTTCAATGTTCATTTGCATAATTTCATCCAACGACCAATTAAATGATTCACAAATCATAGCAACATACCACATTACATCCCCAAGTTCTTTTTTTGCGTGTTCCTCGTCAAAACTACTTTCATGGAATATCCATTTTTTAACCATGTCAGTAAGCTCTCCAACTTCTCCAGATAATCCGAATAAGCCGTTAATAATTCCGCCCAAGTCAATCCCAGTGTCTGGTATGCTGTCCTCTACTCCCTGTTCCAAATTATCAGCCATATTCATTATTCTTTCTGTTCCTAATCCGTCATTAGTTCGCATTGCTTTTGTTTGATATTCTTTACCGTTCATTTATATTACCTCTTTTCATTCTTAAATAGCCTGCTCCTGTCTTTGGTTTTTTCGGTGTGTTGTCTAATATTTCCTTGATAACAGCTTCTATTTCCTTTTTAGGCTCAATCTTATTAATATCTGGTCGTTCCCAAGCTCTTACACTGTTTACAAGTGCTAAAGATGGACTGTCATTTTCTTTTATCTTGTTATTCATTTATAACGCTCCTTTATAACTTGATAACCCTTTGTCCTCTGTCATATTGATTAAGTATCTTATCTAATGCATCTTCTGCTTTTTTATGTGTTTTGAATGATTGTATTGTGTAAATATATCCATTCATTAGCTCACATTCTACATTCTCTTCGCTTGCCCGAATTTCAAGAACATTATCAAGATTCAGAATCTCTCTATCTTTTGTCATTATTAACATGTAAGTCCTCACTTTCTCCCCAGTCTAACCGGTTCCCACACTCACAAACTTCTGTCCATTCTGCTACATAGCTTTTACATTTAGGACACCTGTATAACGCCACGTCTTTCCCTTTAAGGCTTTTGTGCCGTTCTCTTATCGGCAAACTGTGTAATATTTCTCCCATATGCTTATAATCTTCTAACGTCATTGTGATCGTATCTCTTGCTTTAGCGGACTGGCAGAAACCACTGCCTACCAGTCCTAAGATAATGCCGATGATAACAAGTAAGATTTTTAGTATCATTCTTCCATCTCCACTTCTTTATAGATATTCACTACGGTATCACTGACAACATTATCTTTTGTTAATTCAACCTTATATCCTTTATCTGTAATGTTTTTCACAAACTCTTTAAGTGGTAACACATCTTTCATTACATCTGGATAATATATTTTTGTTGCTTTTTTAAAAACTTTTACCAGTTCCATTTTCTCTACTTTCACTTCACTTCCATACATCAATTTATAATATTCTTGTAACTTTTTATCGTCCATAGAATCAAATGTCTGCACGTGATCACGAACGACACATATATCATGTATTTTGCATTCTTCACATGGTTTATCAATATTGTTACACCAATATCTTAAATTAGTGATTATATCTTCTCTTGTCATTTTTTATTCTCCACCATCTTTCTATAGCTTTCCTCTACCTCTTTACAAGTAGCTGTTCCATAACTAATCTTTCTCGTTATGCACGGTTCTTGCCCTTTAAAAATGCAAATAGGGCAGATTCTTTTACGACAATAGTTTTCTAATTCTTTTTCCTGCATTTCTCTTTTTAATTTGTTTGTATTTACATTCAATCTCATTGTTGCAATAATAGAACCTGTTTTTGTATCAGTCACGCTCATCATTGCTTCTTCGCAAGATTGATAAGAAACTTTCGTATCTAATACTCCAACATCTAATTTATTTGCCGTAATCATCTTTTCTATGCTTTCTAAAAAGTCGTGTGCCACCTGCTCCGCTATTGTCATTCCTTTACCTCCACTTTGATTCCATACAAAAATTCATAGTATTCTTGCAATCCCTCGTTACTTAACCATTCAAACGGCATCCTTTTTACACATTTTTTATAACATTTGCATTCTTTGCATGGTGTGCCAACAGGGTCGCAGTAAGCAACTATAGCTTTTTCCACTTCACTTCTTGTCATTTTTTTAGGTTCATATCGTTCCATAGTAATCTTCATATCAACTTCTCCAACGATACGTCCTGCTTTTTCGTCTTTTATATATGCCTTTTCTCTGTCGAAACTTACGCTTAATTGCATAGCAGGAATATTTGACTCTTTTATGCAATTATATAAGTGGCTTTGAAATCTCTGTGTTATTATTTCATTTATTGTTATTGTTTCATTTTTAGTCATTCTCCCACCTCTAAATCTTTTGCAAGCTTAAATCCTGTTCTTCCAACATTTCTAAGATTCTCTTTGATAAGTGTATTGCTTGGTGTCCTATTTCTCTCATACCAGTTCCAGTCGTTATCTTCTCTCATTTTTATTTTCATTTCATATCTTTTTTTATAGTTGATTTCTTCTTTTGCCATCTCTAGGCAAGCAATCATGTAATCTATTTGTTTGATAACGTCCATATTCTTCCCTCCTACTTGATAACATACGGCTCTATATCTGTAACCTTTCCAAAAGTCGGCTTCATTCCGTTTTCTTCGATAAACTTAACGACCAGATCGTTTATTGCTTCTTCACATTTTTCATATGATTCTTGGTTATCTATATCCTCTATATACCAATCTCCTGCACACTCTCCAATATCATCGTATACAGCATTATGTAAATCTTCGAGTATATTTGTTAGGTCTACCTGTCTTATATATGCTTCTTCTGTTTTTCCAATCCAAATAACGGTACCTGCTTTGCATCCTGTGTTTTTAGCTTCTTTGATGCATTCTTCTATTGTTTCAAAATCTTCACTGTAGTTACTGTATTTTTCTGTTGACCATACATAGCTCATTTAATTTCTCCTTTCCAAATATCTAAACCATCTAATGTAATTGACATGCAAAGTGAATATTTCGTTCTATAAATCACATAAAACTTAAAACAATCTGTTAATACCTCAATGTGGCAAATTATAATGTCTGATTCTTCGCACTGATGAATAAGTGCAAGTTCAAGTTTGATGCGTTTTTCTAGTTCTTCGTCTGGCATAACAAACTCCTTTATTTAACCCTGTTAGTCATTCCACATATTTAATAAGCCGTCAATGTCTCTTCCTAATTCGCAATAATCATCTTCGATTTTGCTTCTTAAAATTTCATATAAAGCATTTATGCTTGTTAAACACAACATATTTTCTTGATATATTACATAATTTGGTGTTATTCCATCATCTTTGTACAGACAATCAAATGCGATAACGTATATTTCATCTATCTCATTTATATCTATACATTCTTTCGATTCCTCTTTGCCGCTATATACTTTTCTAAAAATCTTTTCATAAAATCTTACTAAGATTGCTGCTACCTCTTCGTCGTTTATACAATTATCGCTGATTCTTTCTGGATGGCTCATAATTGTATAAATAGCTGCCTTTTTGCATACGTCCTTGAATTGT